ATTTTATCTGATGAAGCAGGTAGAGTACTACTTAATGCGCTATCGTCACCGTATGATACTATATTAGATAATGCTGGTATGAAGATAGGTATAGATATGCAAGATGGTTATGGTTGCAATGTTGTAACAGGTGGCTTTGTTAATATGATTAACGAAGGCATTATTGATCCAGTGCTTGTAACTAAGTCTGCACTTAAAAACGCTGTAAGTGTAGCATTAACCATTATGTCAGCGGATTGTGTAATATCAAATGTACGTATACCAAATGCAAGCAGTTAACGATTATGTAATAGTTGATATAATAAAAGAAGGAC